CAGAAAAGTGTCCCCAGCATAGTTCCAAACGTGGTGCACGTACTCGGCGCCGCCGCTCACGCGGTATTCGACACGGCCGTCACGCAACCACCGAAAAGTGTACTCGCCAACGCTTTTCCCTGCTGCCGTTGGCTGGAACGCACTCACCAAGTAAGTGCCCGGGTGCCGCGCTAACAAGCGTGGCATATCGATGTAATAGTCCACATCGACAAGCACGGCTGCCTGGGCCGCGCTATCAAGATGGAATTCGACCGGAGGCACGGCCAAATCTTTCGCCCAGTGGAACGAGCGATCACCATCTCGATTCTTGCGCACGTCACTAAGTGACTGCTGCACAAAATATGGCTCCAGCCCAAGGCTGTTTGCCACCAACGCGGCTGTCGCTGTGCCAGCGTTACGGTCTGCCGCGGCAACACCATGTGTGTGATTTGCTACGGGCCGGCTCCGCACGATAGGGGTATCTACGAAGACTTGTCGTTGCTGGCTAGAACTCAAAAAGCCAGCTGCTAAAGTCTGGCCGATAAATCGGGTTGTCCAGACTGCGCCAATAGGCGACTTTGCTCGTTCCCAAGCGAGCTGAGAGACGCTATAAACAGCGTTGGCGCCCAAAAATACTGCAGCGTAACGCCACAGGTTCACCTCACGTCCTCCAACTTGGACGCGGCGCGCTTTCACAAGAGAGACAAAGCTCATAAGCACACCAAGGTACCATGCCACTGTCAGTTTTGACGGCCGTGAACCACCCCCATCTGAACGCAAAATGATATTCGGGTTAGCTGGGGGGGCGACGACACCATCTCGGCGAAACGGCAGCTCTGGGAGGAGTTTCGTAAAGGTCTTCAAAACTCCCATGGAGGCAGCAATCAACGCAACCGCTTGGGTAGCGGACTTGATATCCCACCCTCCGAGCTTGGCCACAGTACTTGACACGGTGTACGCGGCCATCGCTCGGAAGGCTTGGGTCAGTGAAGCATTCATATCAGCTGACAAGCCCTTAGGCGAGGGTAACTTGGGACTCCCCCCGTTGTTGTTGTTGCCTTCCATTGTTACTTAAG